GCACCTTGGGCAAAGCCATAGGTGTAATCTTCTTTTTTGTATTCATAATAACTCCAAGTTATATTATAAGGGTTCTACTTCGAAAATAGTATATTTGAACGATGCTATCGCTGTAAAATATTCTACACTTCCTGATGCTATATCAAAGTCCAAAGCGGACAACGATGTAGGGAACAGGTTTTTAAATATTATATTTACTTTTGCTGTGTTTGTCGAGTCTAAAATCGTTAAAGTTGCATCCGAGTATGCCAAAATATCTGAGGTACCATTTGTATTTGTTACAAACGGAAATCTACTTGGCCTATCTTTTACAAAGGTTGAGAACTGGTTATAGTCTTTGGGGAAACCTATAGCCACTATCCATCTATATAATTCAAGATAATTTGACATATCTTCCGAAATCAAAAATCTAATTGCAAGCTCACCAAAATTAATCTTATCACCGATAGTAGGAATATCAACAAACGGGGTAGGTTGAACCGCATATCCTAGTTGTATATCTGGAATATTTGCGGATTGACAAGTAAAGGAAACATTAGGTATATCTTTGACACCAAATCTAAACGCATTTGGTCTTAAATAATCATAAGTTTTTGGTAATGAGTTATAAAAATTACTTTGTAGATTGTTGATGTTTGCTGTATACATAAGCTTCCTTGTTATCTAATATATTTATAGCCTGTGCAAAGGCAGAAAAAGGGGGAATTGCTTCCCCCTTAAATTCCGATCTACGCCGGCTACTTAATTACATTAAGTTTACAACCTTAGTCTTGCGATAATATTGGTTGCGACCAGCAGTAAATCTGTCTGCATCTGCGTCTGATAAAGAATCGCTAGATGTAACATATGGGTTAGCAATCAAACCATAACGTGTCTTAAAGCCAATCTTTGGTTGGAAGCTGTTAGGATCGATAGCACGAACCATCTGTAGAGGCACATATGGGCAATAGAACATACCTGCGTCATATGGGCTAGTACCCTTATAACCAACCATATAGAACTGATTAGACGCTCCAAGGTTTGCAGAATAAGGATCAATGTAAACACGATAACGCCCGTTCAATACACCTGCGAATGTGTTGCCTGTATCGTCAACATTTAAGTTTGTCGATAGAGCCGGAGTATAGTCTAGAACACCAGACATAGCTAATGCACTTGCAACGTCTGCGGAACAAACGATGAAGTTACCTTTTCCTCTACGAGTATCTTGTGCAATGTGGTTGGCATCACGTTCAATGTTAAACAATAGACCTTTGAAACGTTCAACAGACCAACGTCCATTAGAGTCAATGTCTAAGTCAAATGTTCCTGCTGTTGCTGTTGCAGGTGAACCTGTTTTAGCAACGCCATAAATTGTACGAACAACTTCGCGATTAATTTCAAACATAAATTCTTGTGACAAGATGTTTGACAATTCTGCTTCTGCGTCAAGCCCGTGAATTGCTTTTAAGTCTTGTGCTAATTCAACAGTGTACTCTGCCTTCAACGCACGTGACTTAGCAGTAACTGTTGTCTTGTCAATTGAGAATGACATCTCATTAAATTGACTTGCAGCTTCCATAGATGCTGTAGAAACGGCATTGCCTGTAGTGTATGTGCCAAATACTGGGTTAGAACCAGAATGAGCTGGTAATGAACCTGTACCTGGAATAGAACCAGAGAATGATGTATTGGCTTCGTTGAACAATGCCTCAACTCTGTTAGTAGTATCATTACGTTCTGTTTTGTAGATTGATCTCATTGCGAAGATCAAGCCTGTTGGGCCAGTCATTGGTTGAACACCGCAAATGTCATAAGCCATTAGGTTAGGCATAGCACGACGAACCAAACCGATTAAGATTGGGTCATATTTGTCGATACCTGCTGTTGCGCTAATGTTGTTTGCTGGAGTCTCGAACAATGCTTGACGCTCTTCGCGTAAAGATTTTTCTTGGTTCTCTAACAATACAGCTGTAACTTGACGCTTGTAGTTGTCTTTAATTTGTGGCAGGTCCGGATGATCCAGAATTGCTGACCACTTTTGTTGAATATTCTCTGATAAAAACATTTAATGTCTCCTTGTTGGTAACTGTTTGAACTTATAGTTATTTATAAGTTATGATCTTTTGATTGTTCTTGATAAGGCTTGTGCATAAGTCGAAACAACATCATTGCCTGAATAGACTTCAGTTGGTGCGATTTCTTCTATAAGCGCTTGCTTTGCTGTTTCTTTTGTTACAATAGCGCCGCGTGGGAAATAATTTTCTTTAATAACAGATACTTTTTCTTTATAGAAATCTGCATTATCGAACTCTACACCCTCTAGAAGTTTTGCTAATTTGTTAGCCTCAGTATCTGCTAGATCTTTAGACATTTCCTTAATGATAAGTTTCTTTCTTAGATCTGTTACTTCGGTATTTAAATTAACATTATTTTCCAACTGACTGTTTAGTCCTTCTTCCAACTCCGTTACTTTATCTTGCAATTCACTAATTACATCATATTTTTCTTCAGGCACTTCAATGTAGTGTTCTTTGAATAGGGCCTTTAGACCTGACATGAAATCTTCGGCAATCTCTGAACGAAGACCACTCTCAACAGCCAATTTATTTTCTTCTAAGTAATTCTCAACAACATAGTTGAGATACGCGTCAATTTTTTCCACAACGCCTTCGGTGTATACTGTAAATTCTTCAGCAAATTTTTCTTCCAATGCTGCTGATACTTTTTCCATTTCGTTATTAACGCGAGCAATAACTGCTGCTTCAAAAATGGATGTTGCTTTTTCTCTAAAGTCTTCCGATAAATCATCGCCAAAGATTGGGGAAAGATCAATAGGTTCAACAGTAGTTTCTGTTGTCTCTTCGTCCTCCACTTGTTCTTCCTCAGCTACAACTTCAAGATTTTCTTCTTCAGCTTCTTCTTCATGAATACCTGTATTCTGAGGAATTTGGCTTAGATCTTTTACTGTTGTGAAGTTTGGTGCTGCACCTACAGGGCCTTTCATCTGGATATTATTTTTAGATATACCCTTGGCTGCAATGGCTCCTTGATTAACGTCATTTTGTTGACGTGTATCAAAGCTAGCATCGTCTGAATCGCCTTGTCTTGGCTGACTACTATCGCCAGAGTTGGCAGCTTTAATTGTGGAATCTTTTTGCTTGGTAGGAACCATAGCCCCAGCTTCTTCATTAACTGAAGTTTTTGCTGTTACTTTTTCTAGCAATTCCTTAACTTTACTTTCTACTGACATTAGTGTCTCCTAAATGTATTGATGTTCTTCAATTGATATTTATAATTCTAGTTACCTAGACAATTGATTAACAAATTGTTCAAATATTTTTAACTTAACTTCATCCAAGTTTTTCTTAGATGTAGCCCTTATTTGCTTTTGTGCCGCCTCAATGTGGACTGCTTTCCAAATACCATTTTCGAGTATCCATTCTGCAGATTCCATAATGCCTTGAACAAAAGCCTCCGGTGCAGAAGGATCAGCCACAATATCAACGGTTGCTAGATGAAAGTCATCCTGCACTTCGTTAATCCCATTTGAGTTCATTTTTAACGATCCTAGCCCTCTAGTCGATACGCCTAAACGAACCTCATTTTCTATTAAATTTCTTGCAATAACACCCATCGGTGTTTCTAAAATTTTTGCCCTACCATATACATCCTTGCCTTCCATTTTAAGGCTAGTGATTAGGTGGGAAACCTGATGTAAGTTGATTGAAGGATTCTCCGGATGACCTAGTTCTCCGAGAGATCTTTTTTGTCCAATTAAATCTTGATACTTGCTTACTTCTCTTTCCATGATATTTCTACCATAAGAACGATTGTTTTTATTTGCAGTATCTGATTGTGCAAAAATTCCTTCGATGTAAATATTCTTGCCGCCGCCTTCTTTGGCTTCAACTAAGTAATTTACGTCTTGTGCTACTTCTTTAATTAGTCTCATAATTATTCTCTTAATGTCTATTTGATTGTAAATCTGGCCCAGTAAATCCTGCTGGCTTGGATAAAGTCATAAACAATGTTGCACCACCTGCAGGCATTGTTACGTAGATATTTGAACTGGCATTTGTAGTATCAGATATTCCATAAGCTTGTGACAGCGACCAGTTATCTGAACTATGCAACATATAAACATTAGCTACAGCAGTTTGAGGTCTCTTAATAACAATCGGTGCAAATGATGCATCAGATGCAGACCAAACTAAATTTGTAATAGGTACATTTAAATTAGCCTGTACATCTATAGTATCAGATGATACTGCTAGGTTCGGCAAATCTATATTAGTAGAACCATCTCCTACAATTTTAATTATAGTTTGTTGCCTAGTATTTTTAAGTATGGTTGTTGTTATTGGCATTTTATTCTCTTACTTTTTACGCATCTTTGCTAATATTGCTCCGGCTACACGCTCACCTGCATCATTTGCAATCTTAGAAAAGTTTTTTCCTGGCTTACCTATATCTTTACCTGCACGAGCAGCCTTTGCTGAATAAGATGCTTCTTCAACAGATTCAACTTCTTCATTATTTGGCTTCTTGCCTGTTTGTGGCACGCCCATTTTCTTTTGTAAGTTCTTTAATTGGTCTTCATCTGAACCACCAGTTAAAGCCTTTGTTGCTTTCTTTGCCATTGTTTTA